TTATTATTCATAATAGGTCTTTTCTTTGCGTAATGTCTTGCTTTTTTTGCCATTTCTTATGCTCCTAATGCTAATGCTGCTATTGTGTTCGCTTGTCCGTCAGTTTCACTTATAACTCCTGTTGTTGCTTGCCCTAAATCACTCCATTGCGTATATCCGTCTGCTGGTTTAGGTTCTGTTGGCGATACTATAAGTGCGCCATCTACACCATTTAAAGTGTACGAACCAGCGATTATACCGCCATAACCCTTCTCGCCAAGATTACCAGAGAATCCTCCCTCTACACCAGCCTCAAATCTTACAGGTCTAACCCTTGCCTTTTTAGTTCTATAATAAGTACCACCACAATTCACTTCGGATAAGTAGCAATTCTCTGGAATATCTTTTAACAGGTTAGCTATGGGCGATAAATAAATCCACTTCTGATATACAAAAGCAAATGTTGGCGAATTAACATTTTCTGTGGATGTCCAATAGTATTGGTTTGTTTGACTCGGTCCAGATGGCGTTGATGTAACCTCTGGTAAATAGTATGGGTCGTAACCAAATCTTGTTGCAGAATTGTTTAGAACGGATATATATGGATATATTTCTTTAGCCTCTTCGGTGGATGGTAAATACCAATCATCGTAATTAACCTCGTCTATCGTAACGCAGTATAAATCACATATCTTAAATGCTGATGTTAGCGCATCCATATCCGAAGTATCGTAACACAATGTAACATCGCTTGGTGATGGTGTTACTCCGCCACTCTCATCTCCTATTACAATAAAGTCATTATCAAGTGTTTGTTCAACTATGTAATCTCCTTTACCGACTTCATATTTGTCAAAATCAGTTTGGTCTGTTACATAAACCATTCCTCTATAAATTTCTCCATTATCATCTTTAACTACAATACTGTAATATGATTCAGCTATAAGATTAGGGAATGCAAAACTCAACGTGGTTATATTTGTTGATGAGTCGTAACTATGAGAGACAGTATATTCAAATGTCCTTCTTTCTGACTTATTTGTTATCTCAACAACGCAAGCACCAGATAGAATCGTTTTTCTTGACTTTATCTTTATGTCTTGCACTCTATCTACTGCCTGTAATATATGCATATCAAAGTAACAATCAAATTATTATTTGTTTTAAAGATACAAAAAAAGGGTCGCATAAGCAACCCCTTTTAGATTCACAACCCTATTAAATTTATGAAGGGTCTCTTTGAGTAGATTCAGTAGCAGTAGCACTTGTCATACCTGCAAATGGGTCTGCATCAGTACCTCCATCTACGAAAGATGGCATACGGATTTCATTAGCAGTTAGAGTGAGTGTGTAGCCATTTAAGTCTCCCATAGCAGTACCAGTTACAGCAGTACCGCCAGTTACGTCAGAACCATTGTCAGCACCAACCAACAAGAACTTGTCATCAAATGTTTGTACAACAACGTGTGGTCTACCATACGCCATTAACTTCAATTCTTTATTGTCCTCTTTAGTTAGCTTAAACAATGTAACGCTTAACACCTGCTCAAAGAATGTTGTTCCATTCTCCATAGAAGATGTAATGTTTGTTTCAAGCGAAGAATTACCTTTAACATCATAAGTATGATAATCGAAAGTACCAGACATATCAGTAATCTCATCACTAGAACCATAGGTTAAAGTTCCTAAATCACCGAAATCTACAAAGTGTAGTTTCTTAATACCACCGACAGCATCCTTACAAGGTCTTAATCTTCCGCCAGTTAAATCACAAGCCATAGTTTTACTTTTTTAGTAAAAGGGGCAGAGTTACCACCCCTTTCGATTAAACAATTATTATGCTAACGTCAGTAACGTCAAGTCAGAACCGATACCGTATTGTACACCTGCTGTATATCGCATGATGATACGTACATTCTGGCTTCCATCAAGGTCAGCCATGTCGATTACTTTTACTTCGTTGTGGTCGCTTAATAGACCTGTACCAAAGTAGATGTTAGAAGCCTCACCAGCAACAATGTGGTCAGCAGGCATTCCTGGCGCATGTTGGATTTTGATACCTTCAAAAGAAAGCGCATTACCCATATTGTACCATTGTTGTCCTTTAGCATCTGTACCAGCAGCACCTTGTCCGCCTGTGGCAAAACCGCCTAATGCACGAACATAAGCTTGTAGCGCAACAGTTGGAACGTAGATAGTTAAATCTTCCTTACCATAAACGGTAGAAGGAATTGAATCAACTACATTTCCAAGTAGCTCTACAATGTTAGCAGAAGAGAAAGATGTTTCAGAGCCATTTGCAGCATCATTTACATCTCCGTCAGCAGCCATAAGTACTGTAAGACCGTCAAACTCTCCAGCGTTGGCGTTTACACCAGCCCAGATATTTTGCTCTGTCTTTTCAGCAACTTTAGCAGAAACGTGTCCTAGAATAAAGTCAGAGAAAGATGCAGGTAGTTTGTCAAATGCAGAATATCCCATTTGTACAGCTTCCCAGTCTGCTCTAAAGTCTTTTTTACAAAGCTCTAGGTTAACTTGGAACTCTTCTGGCTGAAGAATACGCTCTGTAAGTGTAAGCGCATCAGCAGTAGCGGAAAAATCACAAGAAGCATCACCGATAAAGTTAGTTGAAGCAACTTTCTTTACGACTTCTTTATATTTTACATTAGGTTTGATGGTGATTGCACCTTCAGCTAATGTTTTACCTGTCAAGAGGGCAGCAGAAATGTATTTTCCTGCAAACTCTCCAGCGTAAGTAGAGGTGATGGTATCAACAGAACCATTACCAGCGTATAGATTTACTTTTTGATTACTCATTTTTATATTATATTAGTTTTGAAAATACTCGGTCAAGTGTACTAGCAGGGCGATTCTGACCGAATTTAACCACCTCTTTTTGTTCAGTTTTTTCTGATGGTGCGTGTGCGATTGGCTCGGCTGCTGGTTCAGCAGATAGCTTTTCGACTTGAGACGAAAGTTCAGCCTTTTCTTGCTCAACCTTACTATACTCAACCATCATATCTTCTTTGATAGACTTAATCATATCTTCAAGTTCTGCGATTTTAGAGTTGAAATCCTCTTCCTTCACATAACCCTCCATTAACTCTACTTCTTCAGAATCTTCTTCTTCCAATTCCTCTTCAGTAGCTTCTTCTAATTCTTCAGCCAACTCAACCTCTTCAGTTGATTCAGCATCAAGAGCAGCCTCTACCTCTTCAGTAGCAACTTCCTCAACAGAATCTTCAGATAATGCAACTTCCTCTACTTCTGGAGTTTCAGTAACTTCTTCGGCTGCAACTTCGATGTTCTCAACCTCTTTCGTTTCTGGCTCACTAATAGCAGAGAGTTTTTGCATAATATCATTCAAAATGTTTGTAGCTTTACTCTCCATATTATGTTAATTAACAGTTATAGTTATAGATAAATAACAAGTATTAAACAACCTGTTAGATTTTTAAGCACGTATTTTACCAATACCTTGCGCTCTCAAAGTGCCATCACAGCATCTTCTTGAGTATGTCCTTCCGTTTTTACACAAACAACCTCTCTTTGAATTTGTCGGTACTTGCTGTCCTACTGTTTCTTTACTTTTCATTTCTTACTTGATTTAGGGTGCTTTTTAGGTAATAAATCATAATCGGTAGTGTATTTAGCGTTTTGCGGTCTACCGTTCTTTAAAAGGTATATGTAGGCGTTTACTCTAGCCTGTGCCCATTGCTCGGCTGACTTTACAGCAGGACTGTGAGATGTTTGAAATGCGCCAACACCACGTTGATATACAGACTTCAGTTGTCCAACAGTAGTTCCGTATCCCTTTTTAGATTTATACTTCTCGTTAAAGTCATTAGCTTTCTTCTGTAACGACTTTAGCACTCTGTCGGGTACAGTAACTCCCCTTGACTTCCCAGCAGCACCCTTTGGATTGCGTTTGCTTCCTCGTTTTGGATTAGGATTTGGAGTATCGGAATCTGGTGCTTTCTTGCTTCGTTTAATTCTTCCTTTGTCATCATATTCAGCTAATTCAATTTCACCTAATTCTTTCAGTTTACTTCTACTCCAAGCAAGTCCAGCCTTACCGCCCCACAATAGGTATGAAATTGTGCCACAAGCTTTAGAATCACCTGCATCATAGTATGTTTCAGCTCTTGATAGGTAAGAATACATCCTTTTAATCGTGGACACACTCAATTTTTCACCTCTAGCTAATTGTTGCGCTCTTATTTTCCCCACAGAGGTTGCACAACGGTTATTCACCTTCTTGTTTAGTTCAATACCTCTCTTGGCGTTATTTCTAACACCACTTCCGTAGTCTCCGTATGTTTTTAGGTTTAACTTTCCAGCTTCAATGCTATCAGCAATCTCCAATAATACTTCAGCAGCATCATTCTCTTTCTGAATCATTGACATAGCGACCTTATCAGTAAAGTAACCCTCTATTGAGAACCCTTTTACCTTGCCTGTCTTAACGTAGTCCTTCCAAACTTCTTCATTGTTTACTTTCATTGACACCATCCAAGTACCAACAGGCATCTTTAGTCCGTACTTACGAGATTTGTCGTACTGCTCATCTTCTATTATCCAAGACTCCACAACCGACATTCCCGATAGCTGTGCTTGATGTTCAAGAGTTGACCTGTTTTGATTTCCTTTCATTAGGAACAGTTCAGATGCTCTACGTACAGTATCTTCAGAGAAGTATATGTAGTACTCATCCTCTTTGTCTCTTCTGTATATCTTCTTGTTAGGTATAAGTGCAGCACCCATAAGAATGCGCTTATCCTTATCAACGTCAGCAAGCTCAACTTTTATTTCTTCTTTTAAAGCTACAAAGTTTTCTTCTATTGCAGGTTGCTCTACAATTGATATGGCATCAATGCCTGAAAACTCTCCCTCTTCGTCTATAAATAATTCTATTACTTTCATACTATTGAATTAACCGAATGATGCGGTGTTTGTTATATTTCTATCTAATTCTTGTTGTGTTGAAATGTCTTTTCCAACTACAAACGCTTTTACTGGTGCTGCTTGTTGAGTAGCTACTGTTTGTGCCAACTGTGATGTTTGAGATGCGCCTACTACATTAAAGTCTGGCGCTTCTATTACCGTTCCTCCAGTACTTGTAGAAGGGTCTTTTCCTGGAATTTTAACAGCCATAATGTCTTTTACTTGCTTCATACCCATAGCAAGCACAGCAGCAGCTTGCGCTATATTCCAAGCACCATAAGGTTTAGCGCCAAGCGCAGCAGTAAACGCCTCTTTGGTATTCATTATAGCCATTGCAACAGAAGCTGCTTTACCAACGGTAGAACCTTCTCCAGCAACAGCTACAATAGCTTGTCCAACTTGATTCGCTATACCTATTTTAGCATCTCTTTCTTGTTCAGCTAAAGCAATTTTAGCTTCTGAATTTGCTTTTTCTGCATTAAGTATTCGTTGGTCTATCTCATAAGTAGTTTCCCCATCAGCTATTCTTTGGTCTTTTATTGCTTTAAGATTTAACATTTCATTATTAAACCTATCGTTTTCTAATTGTTTCGCAACTTCAACCCTGTCTATTTCAGAATCAGTATAGCTTTTAAGAAACTGCTCTTGAAACTTTAGTCTCTCTGTATTAAATGTCTGTAATGCCTTACCGAAAGCAGATAAATCTTCAAGTTCTCTTCTTTCCTCAAGGTCAGATATTGTTGCATTGTATTCGCTATCAAGTTGAATTAAATATTTGTATAAACTCTCTTTTGATTCAATTATTGAGTTGTTATATCTTTCTTCCGCAAGTTTCTTTTGCTCAAGAGTAGCTTCGCTCTGTAAAAAGTCTCTTAACCTTCTTGACTGGTCTTGCTCAAACTCGGCTTGCTTTAATACAGCCTTTTCTCCCATCGCATTTATCTTTATGGAGATTAGGTCTTTTTCATGCCTTGCCTCTAATTTTTCTATTCTTTGTTGCGATGAAAGTATTTCTTTTTCAAAGTCTAAATCAGCTTCTTTAAATATTCGATTTCGGTCATTTGCACCATCTTCTTCGTTATCGTTTCTTAATTTAGTGTATTTATTATATATATCAATTTGTTTATCTATCTCCGCAATTTCTTCTTTATTCAACTCCTTATAAGCCATTAAAGTTTGCCTCCTAGTATATATTGATGCAATTTCTGAATTTTCGAGACCTTTTAATAAAGCTAGACGAGCATCTTTATCCTGTATGGAATTTATTTCGTTAAATTCTTTATTGTACTCTAATAAATCATCACCGTATTTTTCGTTTATTTCATTTATTTCCTTTTGAGCCTCTTTTTCATCGTTAATACCTAAACTTCTCAATTTAGACCTTCTTTCCTCAACTAAATTCAGTCTATCAGAAGCAAGTTCTTGAATTTTATTTTGCGCTGCAATAGCCATCGCTAACTCAAGAATAGACTCTCTATACTTGTCATTTTCTTTAGCAGCTTTATCGGTATTATTAGCAACATCTTCTAATGATACTTCAGCATCTTTTAATTGTTCTATGTAATCTGGAAACTCTTTTTTTAGTTTCTTAATAGCTAGATTATGCTCTTCTTGAGACCTATTTGAATCTTGAATTGTTCTTATGTAAATCTCAAAATTTCCTGCTGTTGAAGAAACCCCTTCCCCTAACTTACTAAACGTCTCGTTAAATTCAGCAGTTTTATTAACGAGCCTAACAAAAGATTTATATAATCTATCTCCATAAGTAATCAAGAGTTGAACTCCAATGAGGGCTAAAGATTGTACTGAAATTAACCTCTGAAATGTCGTAGATAGAGAGCCTGTTGCTTGAACTTGTGATTGAAGTAAGTTTACTAATTGCGAAACGTTGTTTGCAATAGCTGTAAAACCAAAACTCGCATCAGAAGCAAGTCGGCTGGTTTCCATCAATATTGCATTGTTCAATCCAGATGTAGCACCCATCTTACCTGTGGAATCTGCTGCTGCATTTGCTGATTGCGCTTGAAGCGTTAATGCTTTGTCTACCTCTTTAGCTGATAAAGCTAATTGCTTATCTGCAATTATTTTTTCCTTTTCAGCATCAGTAAGGCTGTGAAAGTTGTCTTTAGTAACCTTTAATTGCTTCTGGGTGTTGGCAGCCTCCCTATCGTTAATCTTTATTGATATGAGTATCTTTTGTTCAGCCATTCTTGTATGCTTTAGATTGTTTCACTCTTTCTACTTGCTTCTTTACATCATCCCAATTAGCGCACCCCTTATACATTCCTTTGGCGATATCTACGTTATGAGATACGCCATACCAATCAGATACTTGCAATAAATCTATAATCTGCTTTATCATAATACGTTCAATAATTCTAATTTAGATTCGCCTGTTTTTAGATTACTATTTATTGAGTTTATAGTAAATACCTTGTCTCCAATCTGAAACCTATCATTTAACTCATAGTTAAGTAATATACTATTTGGCAAATGTGCTGTTAGTTTAAATATTCTTTTTTTAGCATCAAAAGCATCTTCTATATAAGTCTTATACCACTTCTTAAATAGAGAGTTAGTTGAGCCACCATAGTCAGTAAAGTTCCACTCGTCTATTTCATTGTCAAAATTAAGAGTATAAGATGGAGCTACACTTGACGTTCCATTTTCGCTTGTATTAGAGGGTTTCCAATAGCTGAGAAGTTCATCGTGAGGTGCGCTCCAATTTATACCATCGCCAGCAGTTATTCCTGTAATTCTAATTCCGTAAAATAAAGCTGGCTTCATTACTATGGGTTGGTAATTACCTGTTGGTTGTGGAGTAGCAGTAGAGTCTGGTTTAAAGTTGTCGTTAGCACTATACCCCCATTGAATTGGTTTTATACTTTCATCATTAACATCCAACAATCTCTCAAACTTAAAGTGTTCAAACGGCACTTTAACCTCATAAGGCTTACCTCTATCAATTCCTTCTGGTCTAAACTCTTCATCACCAAAATCCTGATTAAATGTTTCCTTATGTTGCTTCATTAGTAACGTCTTACCTTCCTGATATTTAAAATTAATCTCACTAAAAGGTATTGTTGACTCTATATCTGTTTCTGATGATTCAACGTATTTACTTATATCAAAAATCTTAGGGTTATCATTATAGTAATCATCAAGAGACTGAACTACTATTTTACCAAAATCAGCATCAGTCCTGTTGTCCTCATAGTATAATATGAGGTTGAACATCTTTAGTATTCCAGATAAAAAGTCTATTACTTTTATTTTAGGTAACTGTGCTGTTATTATTATCTGACTCAATGAACCTATCTGCCCACCACAATCAAGGTTTTGAGTCTCTGTAAATGTATCGTGAAATGCTGCTACGGTTAGCGTTGGCGTAAAGTTAAAATCTTCCGTTGTCTTTAGAATATATTTAACAGGACTTATGTCAATATCCGCATCACCGTCATCTATTGTGAAAGTGTTAGTTCCAGTTTGATTTGTTTCTGTGGAAACCAATAATCCATCAACATAAGTTTCGATAGTATATGGAACGCTTGTATATCCGCTTGCTGGCGTTATTGTTATCTCAAACTGTAATCTTTCATAGTTTGTGTCTCCAATGTATGTGAGTTCAGTTCCGTCTGAAGATATAGATACTAAATCATCACCGACAGGAACATCCTCCCAAGCACCTAAAGTTTTTATGTTATCAGCACCACCTGTACCGCCAAGCCTACCCTTTTCTCTTGAAATCCAAAGGTATAGGTTAGACATTGGTGTTGTCTCGAAGAATCCCGTAAAATCAACATTATATTGACTTTCTATTGCTTCTAATATTCGGGTAACCTTTATCGCTGGTTTTAAGTCGGTGTACTGAAGCGCAGCATCTTCGCTATGGATATTATTGTGGTAAAATAAATTACCCTGTAATGTGTTTGCATTGTGTCCTTCTGCATTTCTCGAGTCAAAGTAAAGTCTTTTAGTGTGGGTTATTAATGGATATATAACATCTGTTACGCTTGCGCTTGGCGCGCTAGAAACTAACACACCTGTCGTTAAACCTGTTTTCACATCATTTGGTGTGTATGAGTGTGTCCATTGGTCTAAATAGCTTAATTGTGATATTTCATCATCGCCAAATAAGTCTGTTAAGGTAACTGTATTACCAAAGAAAGTAACATTATAATTAAAGGGCTTGTTATCTTTCATTTTAACACCATTAAGGAATATCTTTCCCTCCCTAAATGGCATATGGTTAATCTCTAATACAGCA